AGCTTTATTCGGATGAGATGAACGAAGGAGTTGAAATGCTTTCCGATCACTTTGTAGTGGTTAAGCGAGCAGACGGAACCGATACCGTCTTTTCCGCTATCCAGCAAGCCTACAACAAGATCGCAGATACCAGCCGCAAAGCGTTTGACACCGAATACCAAAACGATCCACCAGAAGAAGCAGGGCCACAGGGCAACGGCTTAACGTTCGAAGTCGTGGCCAGTCGAATCAGCGGACTATCGAAGCGACAACTTCCAGCCAACACGACAGCACTTACAGCAGCCATCGACTTGGGTAAGTACAAGTGCCATTGGGTTGTGACTGCTTGGTGGCCTGGAGCTGGAGGCGTGGTTGTTGACTACGGTATTGCTGAGGTAAGCGGAACGGATAAATCCATCGACAACGAAGCAAGCGAGCCGATGATTTATAAGGCGTTGCTCAATTGGCGTGACGAACTGCTAAACAAGAACTACACGGACGCAACTGGAACTATCCGTAAAGTGGACTTTTGCATGGTCGATTCTGGCACGTTCACAAATGCGGCCTATGAGTTTTGCCGACAGGTTAAAGGCATCTTCCATCCGTCAAAGGGAATCAACCCTTACTATCCTAGAAAGCAATCTAGTGCCAACGTTCTGGCGGGTGCAAACTTGCACGCACAGCGATTTGCAAATCAAGACATTTGGCTTTACGAACTTGATTCGAACTACTGGAAACAATGGTTGCACGAACGTTTCCTAACACCAACGTTCGACGAAAACAACATGCTGCGTCGTGGTTCGCTCTCGATCTACCAGCCAGAGGGATCGCAGAAGCATATTAGCTACGCGCAGCATATTGCATCTGAGGAACTTCTCACGGAGTTCATAGAAGGCAAGGGCGTCAAGACAAAGTGGTTTGTCAAGAACGACAACAATCACTGGCTCGATGCGACTTACATGGCAGCAGCAGCAAGCGAGGTTTGCGGGGTCAAGTTGCTGGCTCAGTCGGAGGTTGAACTGGAGCCGCGACACGTAGACAAGAACGCACCAAAGCCACAGCCTAAAGCGTACCAGCACGGAAACGACAGGTTCCGAAAGCGTCCAGGCGGATGGGTTCCACGAAGGAGATAAAAGCCAGACTCAGCCAAGCGTGCACACTTGGCAGGGAGTTAGAGAGCGTGCTAACGGCAGCTAGTGCATTTCCTTACTAGCCTTGAGTCTGGCAAAACAAGTTTAACGAGGCAAGTAACCATGAGCAAGAAGCGAAAACCAATGGCAGCAATCGCAGAACTAGAAAAACCAGTCAAACCAGTAATTCATTTGGTTCAAGAAGAAGTCGTTTCAGTCGTCGTCACGCAAGAACCTCGTGCACGGTCGAGAACCTTCACAGCCAAGCCTTGTGCAGCGTGCGAAGCTTTGCGCGAACCAGATACAAACTTTACTCGGGTGTTTGCGACGCGGGGGAACATCCGGTACTGTCGATGCCACTATTGCGGGAATACATGGAAGGATTCTGACACTGTTCCATTCAATGGAAGTTAACTAATACTCACATAAAGCTTCGCTTGCCATGATGTTCACATGGCAAGTTCTGCGGATCTTTTAGCACAAGTAGAAGCGGCAATCTCGGCTTTGCTTACGGGCGGCGCGAGCAGTTATAGCATTGGCAGCAGAAGTGTTACAAAGCTCGACTTGAATACTCTATTCGAGCAACGCAATCAGCTACAAATTCAAGCAGATCGCGAAGCTGGCCGAAGTCCATTCAGCCTAGCCAAGATCGGGAGAACTTCCCGATGATAGCTGAAACAATCGACAAGTTTGTAGGATACTTTTCGCCAGTTGCCCAGTTGAGACGAACACAAGCCCGTAAGGTACTACGTCAATATCAGGGTGCAGAATCGAATCGACTCACATCAAACAAGAAGCCAAAGAACCAAGCAGCGGACCAAGAGCTGCTTGGGCCATACGGTGCGGACGCAATGCGTTCCTGGGCTCGTTTGCTGGTACGCGATAACGCTTATGCCTGGAACGTAGTTGACACGATTGTCAGCAACGTTATTGGTGATGGCATCACAGCCCAGTCGACCTACGAAACGGCTGAAGGCGAAGACATTGAAGATGCGAACGACGCACGCGACAAGGTTTGGTCGGAGTGGTGCGAAGTTTGTGACATCAACGGCGAATTGACATTTTGCGAAATTCAAGCTTTGTGCCAACGTGAAATGGTTGAAGCGGGCGAAGTGCTGATTCGGTTCGTTAAAACTTCTCAAAAAGAATACCGCGGTATCTCGCGTCCAGTTCCGCTGGCAATCGAACTGATTGAAGCAGATAGGCTATCTCTCAATCACGACACCTACACAGTGCGAGCTGCACGCGAGTCTGGCAATCGAATCATTCGCGGCATCGAGCTAGACGACAAAGGCAAGCCGATTGCCTACTGGATCTATCCTGAGCACCCTAACAGCCCGTACACGGTCAAGAATACAAAGCCAGAGCGTGTTCTCGCTTCTGAGATCATCCACCTCTACCGCAAAGACCGCGTAGGCCAATCTCGTGGTATTAGCTGGTTTGCTCCAGTCATGTCGCCTATCCGCGATCTAGGCGTTTATATCGACAACGAATTGCAAGCCAGTGCTGTTTCCAGTTGCTTTACGGCTTTCATTAAGTCAGACAATCCAACTACCTCGCTACTTGCTCCAGATGGCGAAGAGACAACCGACAACAACGGCAACCAACTTGACTACCTAGAACCAGGCGTAATTACACGACTAGCAACCAACGAGTCTGTAGAGTTTGCAAATCCAGGGCGTCCTAATTCTGGAAGCGAGCCTTGGATTGCATTGATGCTTCGCGGTATCTGTGCTGGTACTGGTACGAACTACGAAGCGGTTGCCAAGGACTTTTCAAAGACCTCCTATTCATCGTCAAGAACTTCCAAGCTAGAAGACAGGCCACGATACAAGCGATGGCAGAACTACGTTATCGCTCACTTGTGCCAGCCAGTGTGGGACGAGTTCTGTAACGCTGCTGCACGAGAAGGCTTAGACAATTTCCCAACATCGACGGAACTTTTAGAAGATCGCCGCAAGTTTGCTCCCGTTGAATGGCAACGGCCAGAACAAGAGTGGGTTGACCCGACAAGCGAACAGAACGCAGCACAATCGTCAATCGACAACTTCATGAGCACATATCAAGACGAAGTTGGTGCTCGTGGTGGTTCGTGGCGTGCCAAGTTCTATCAAGCAGCCAAGGAAAAGAAGCTTCGGTTAAAGCTTGGATTGCTCAAAGCCGACGAGCAAACTTCCCAAATGATGGCCGCACAAACTGGCGCTGCTGGTCCGCTTGATGAAGTCGCATTGGCTCAAGAAAAGTCTGGCACTGGCGAATGGATGGGGCTCAGTCGCTTGCAGTTGAAGAACAACGATAAAGCCTTGAACGACATTCTAAACGGGCTTGCTGATGGATCGATGAGCAAAGCAGTCGGTGCGGCAAAACTTGCCATGATCGGAATGAGTCAGAAGAACATTGACGCGGTAATTGCTGACACGTCAGACGGACAAGTTGACCAGCCTATTCCAGCGGAGGTTCCAGTAAATGAGTAACCGCAAGGGCAAAGTAAAACTTCCAAAGTCAGATAGCTTGGTTTTGCGTTCAATCAACCAGCTATCCAATGGAATGGCTGTGATTGCAACAGAGACGCCAATTGAACGTTGGGACGAACGCACGCAACAAGTTGTCAAAGAAGTCTTGTTGATGGACGGTTGTCGTTTCCGTGGTGGTCGCGATCAGATTCCGATTGTCGATTCGCATGACGATTCGACTGTTGGGAACGTGCTCGGATCTATCCAACGCATGAAAGCTGATCCGGCAACTGGTGAGCTGTACGGCTACCAAGCTTGGGCATCTACCGAAACAGCACAAGAAGCAGCAACACTGGTAAGCGAAGGCCATCTAACTGACTTCTCTATTACCGCTCAGCCTATTTCAACCGTCTACGTTCAACGCGGGCAAATCTACACGACTCCTCGCGGGGTGTTGATTGAAGGGCCAGCCATCATCCACACAGAGTGGGAACCGCACAACGCAAGTATCTGCGCCACTGGTGCAGACGTTAATTCGATTGTTCGAAGGTCATACACGGACCTAAAACGAAAGGTACTACGCATGGACGAGGCACTATTGGGCCAACTCTCGGCTTTAGGTCTGCCGGAAGGTATGACCGACCCAAACCAAGTATTGGCATGGGTTGTTGGAAAACTAGCTGCTGATTCGGAAGAAGAAGCAACTGAAGATCCTGTTATGAACATGGCCGCACCCGTCGTGCCAAGTGAAGAAGCTCCAGTTCCGCCAAAGGTCGAAAACACTGGCGGCGGTCCTTCTGTTGATGGACCTACAGGACCAACCGAAAAAGTTATGAAGTCCGCTAGTGCAGTCGACGCTATCAAGCGAGCACTTGAAACGGACCAGAAGCGAAGAAGTGAAATTCAAGCTGCGTGCAAACTTGCCAAGATTGAGCGAGCTTTTGCGGATGAGTTGTGCGATAGCTTTGTTAGTCTCTCAGATGCTCGCAAAAGGATTATCGAACGAATGGCAACACAACCACTTGGATCGTCGGTTGGTTCCGACGTTCGCGTGACAGCAAGCGAAGACGATAAGTTTTTCGCAGCAGCTCGGGACGGTCTGATTTTGCGTGCTGCAAAGTCGACTGGTAAGCACGGCGTTTTCAAAGACGGTGCAAAGCCTGCTGAAGGGTCCGACGAATTCCAAAACCTTGGATTGATGCGACTTGCTGAACAAGTTCTTTTGCGACGTGGTGTAAACACCAGCCGTATGAACAATCCAGACATCGCCAAAGTTGCAATGGGAAACGCAGACGCCTGCCGACGACACAGAGTCGAACGGCACGACGCATACCACTCGACCGGTTCGTTCACCAACTTGATGTTGGACGCAGCTAACAAGACATTGCTTGCTGCATACGACGAAGCCCCTTACACATGGTCGATGTGGGCTCGTCAAGCTCCAAGCGTTCCCGACTTCAAGACGATCAACCGAATCCGGTTCTCTGAGTCTCCAAACTTGGAAATGATTCCAGAGCGTCAAGAGTATCCCGAAAAGACGATGACCGATTCGAAAGAGTCGTACAGCGTGAACAAGTACGGTGCCACGTTCAGCGTGTCCTGGGAAACGATTGTAAACGATGATCTTGATGCAATCAGCCGTATCCCTGCAATGCACGGAAACGCTGCACGACGCGAACAAAACCGCGCTGTGTACTCGGTGTTGACTGCTAATGCTGCATTGAGTGACACCGGAGCATTGTTTAACACTACTGCTGTTACAACTGCTGGCGGTCACGCTAACCAATCGGCATCTGCTGCTGTGATAAGTTCGACAACTCTCAACGCTGCATACGCTGCGATGATGGTGCAGAAAGGATTGAATAGCAATGTCATTCTGAATATTCAGCCGCGATTCCTGATTGTTCCTGCCGCGATCTCGCACACTGCTTTGCAGTTTGTGAACTCGATTGCTGACCCAGGTGCAGGCGGAAACGTTGCAGGTAACAGCAACACCTTGAACATCTACGGACCTCAAGGTATGCGAAATCTGCAAGTAATCATTGAGCCGCAGCTCGACGCAAGCTCAACATCGATTTGGTACTTGGCCGCAGATTCAAGCCAGATCGACACTGTTGAATTGACGTTCTTGCAAGGCGAAGAAAGCCCAGTGCTCGAAAGCGAATGGGATTTGAGCCGTGACGTGTACCTATACAAGGTTCGCCAAACGTTTGCTGCCAAGGCGATCGATTACCGCGGCCTGTACCGAAACGCTTAATAGCGTTTGATTTGCTCCGCATCTCGGTGCGGAGCTTTTTTGGAACCAACTAAACAATTCGAAAGGTATACAAAACATGGCTGGAATTCAGGATTTTGCAATTTTTGAGGATGACTTTTGGGGAGCGGATACGTTCTCGACGGCTGGTCAAGGTTCGCCTTGGGCAATCGCTGACACGTCTGCTGCCGGTACTCCTACATACGCAACAGTATCGCCGTCTACGACTGGTGAACTTGCAATCACGATGGCTTCCACAAGTGAAGTCGAAAACGTTTGCTTGTCGTTCGGTGACGTTCTTTCTTGGAACATTGCCAACTTGCAATCGTTTGAGTTTCGCGCAAAGGTAAGTGGCGTTACATCCGGAACAACGTTTTCGATGGGGCTTGCTTCCGCTCGAAATGATACTCCAGGCTCTATCACTGCACGAGCTATTTTCCGATGCACGAGTGCACTTGCGCTGACAATCGATACCGATGACAACGTTGTTGACAGCGGATTGATTGCAACCGGTGCAAGCATGGTGGCGTCCACCTACAAGAAGTTCCTTATAGACTTCACCGGTGGAAAATCAAACGTCAAGTTCTTCGTTGATGGTCAACGTGTTGCAGGTTCTACAACGTTTTCGATGGCGAACTACACCGGAGGATTGCAACCATTCTTTCAAGTACAGAAGACAGCTTCAACCAACGTTGACGCAATTACGCTCGACTACGTTCGGTGCGAACTGAAGCGCTAAGCATGACCCTACACGACATGATTCAAAGCGATGCAAGCACAGTGTTTTGCAACGCTAACGATTTCGCTGAGCCTGTCACGTACTACAAGCGTGACGGGGAAGCGAGACAAATCGATGTTGTGATAGATCGTCAAGCTTTGGCGACGATGGAAGATACGGTTATTCCTAGCTTTGAAGTCCAAGTCGTCAACGATTGCGTGCTGGGAATCAGCAGCGAGGAACTGAACTTGGGTGGTGATTCCATTGAGTTCGAAATGCGGGTAGGTGGCGGAAAGCTTAAGCGTTCGATTACTAAGCTACTGGGACACGATGAAGGGATGTTGATTCTCGAATGTCGGTAATAACGGTGCTTGAATCGATTGCATTGGAACTAGAGCGAAGGCTGAACTACTTGGTCAATCAAGAGGATTACAACACGAACGTCTGCGAAGTTGTCAGACCTATTAGGCTTGACAACTTTACGCCACAACATCTTCAAATCCTGTTAACAAAAGGTGGCGAAGAGGTTGTTGATGAACTGTCGCTCCCTGGTAATCCTCCTTCAATTGCCAAGCGTGTTACGTTCAACATTCGTTGCGTCGTGATGACTGACGAGCACGACACAACGCCTGTTGATGCCGTAGTCGATATGTTTGTTGCGGACGTTCAAAAGGTTATTTCTGGACTAGATAACCATTGGTATTTGTTCGCTGACAAAGCCATAAATGCTAACTTCTTGCCTGTGGAGCTGATGCAGGCAGATGGCGGCGTTGATGGTGCAAATGTTCCGATCGCTATCACCTATCGTCACTCCGAGGGAAACCCGTATGAGGTGCGAAATTGATAAGCATTGACGACAAAGCAAGAAAAAAAATAGAGTACCTAAAAAAGTTACTGGCGGACGCAAAAGATCACCTGCCAATAGCTGTTGCGATAGGAGTAAATTCTACCGCTAAAAAAGCCAGGAACGAAGCTGCAAAAAAAATACGAAAAGAATTGGGGACACGAGTTCCACTGAAAGTCGTAAGGTCAGCAGTTCGCGCAAAAGCCACGGCCACAAAAGACCACCTAAATGCGATTATTGCATTAGAACAAGGAAGACCAATTTCGCTCAGATATTTCAGCCCGACACAGTCGAAACGCAAAGGAGTAAGTGTAAGGCTCAATAGGCAAGTAAAAGGCGAAAAAGGAAGAACATATATACCAAATGCCTTTCTTGCTAAACGGATTGGGAACAAGGTATTTGTAAGAGCTGGAAAATCTAGGCTTCCAATCGTCGAGCAATTTGGGCCATCGCCTGGAGATTTTATTGAAGCGCTTGGGCTAAAAGAATCGACAGTTGATCTCGTAAAACGAGAGCTGAAAAAGCGAATCCAAAGAAAAATCAAGGACGTGTCCTATTGGAACAAAATGATTAATAGTGTTGGGAATCAATAGAATCCCGAAGGTGCTGGCGGGTGGAGGTGGCCACCAAAGCCCGTCAGCTTTTACGAAAACGTTGAGCACTAACTTCGGGAGAGAGTTGATGCGAGACAAATGGCATACTTATCACGCAGTCGAGTGTTTGGCGCGAAGATCGAAACGACTCCAGGCACAGCAGAATCCTTGACTGGTTCCGATGCTTCGTTCGATGCATGGGACTACGTTATCCAAAATACGACCGTAATGCAGGAAGTGCAGGGCCAAGGTGGGTTTGGTAGACGCGCAAGCGTTCCAGGTCCATACGTCGGCAAGATCAACTTCAAGACTCACATGGGATGGGACGGAACAGCGACCGAACCGACTTGGGCAGATACGCTTTTGCCTATGTGTGGCTACGTAAAAACTGGGCAGGTTTTCACGCCTCGCACTGAGTACCCAAGCACCAACGTCAAGACTGGAACGCTTGTTGTTTGGCAAGGCAAATACAAAGTTCTTAAGGGTTGCATGGGGACGTTTAAGATTGTTTCCGCAACTGGAAAACTAGCCGTGATTGAATGGGAGTTTTCTGGTGTTTGGGTTCCTGAGACAACTGTATCCATCCCATCGCCAACATATCCGACAGCTAAGGCCCTTAGGCACGCGAACAGCACGTCGAGTTGGAACAGTGTGTCGTTGTGCTATTCGACGCTGACGTACGACGCAGGAAACACGGTAACGCCTGTACAATGTCCATCTGGTGAAGGAATCCAGATGTATATCGTTTCTGATCGCAATTCGAAAGTTACGGCAGATCCAGAATCGGTATCGCTTGCAACTCAAGATCGTCATGCGTTGATGCTGTCAATGACGGAAGGTGCATTAACTTACGACATCGATGGACCAACCAATTCAGCAATCACTATCGCAGCTCCAAAAGCTCAAATCATTAAAAACGACGAAGCAGACCGAGAAGGTTTGGTAGTCGACCAACTTGAATGGCAACTGAACAAGAACGCTTCAGCAGTTGACCAAGAATCCTCAATCACCTTCACAGCAGCTTCCTAATGCCGTTAGCACTTGAACCAAACAAAAAACTTCCGATCGTTCTCGATTGTGACAAAGACAAGCCGGTTGATTCAAGGCCGACGTTTTATTTTCCATCCGTGAGTATGCGAAGATACGACGAAATCGGTGCGGAAATCGACGCATGTGTACAGGAAGGTTTCTCTTTAGAGCAGCTCCTGGACGCGCACTGTGCTTTCCTAGCTAAGCATTGCGTTGGATGGAGCAACATGGATGGACGAGTTTTCGGAGAAACAGATTTTAGGGATTTGCTGACTTACCAGGAAGCCCGCGAATTGATGACAAAGTTTTTGAGAAATCAACACGTTTCAATTGATGAAAAAAAAAGTTCCGTATCGCAGCCTGCATAAGGCAAGGTTTGCTTTGCCGATTTTGCACAAGCAACCATTGCGACGATTTAGGCACAGAGGAAGAACCAATCGCAATCGAGTGCCAGCAGTGCAATGGACTGGGGTGTGATGAATGCGAACAAGGACAAGTCAAGATCATGGGTTGCCCACAAGAGTTTTGCCGATCAGTTGTTCCATCCATTGGATTGATAGACCTATTTAAAAACGGATTGCCACCAGTAGCAGGCGGGACGCTTGACCAGTCGGTTTGGTTTCTTGAGGCCGCAAAGATACTAGGGTCAGAAGAGGCGCAAGCAAAACACGAGGCTACACAGTGAGCGAATCAGTTGACATCCTAATTAAAGCCGAAGACATGGCGACTCCAGTAGTTGCTAAGGCTGCAAAGTCTGTCGATGCTCTCGACGTTTCAATCAAAAAGTTCAAAACATCAGGCGAGCAAGCCAAGAAGTCTACCGAGTTTTTCGGATCGATCGCGAATGCGTTGGGCGGTTCCGAGCTAGGAGGCTATGCAAGTCAGCTTGCGGGACTCACAGAGAAGACAAGCCAATTTGCTGAAGTTCAAAAACTGGGCGGTGCTGGTGCGTTTGCGTTCAAAGCAGGCTTGGTTGCTGCTGCTGGTGCGTTATCGTTTCAGGTTGGAACCGCGCTTGGTAATGTTATTTTCGAGACTGAGAAATGGACCAAGAAGCTAGCGGAAGCTACTGCAGAATCTGACAGATTTCTGAATGCTCTACTGGAGTTAAAGCAGTTCAATTTCTCCCAAAACAAAGAAGAGATAACGCTCCTCCGCGACCCAGACAAACAATTAGCAGCCACTAAGGAGCTACTTGCATCGACACAAAAAGAGATCGAGGATAAGAGCAAGCAGATAACCGCGATCCTAAAAGCCGAAGCGAAAACTCGAAGCGAAGAAGAGCAATGGGGAGCGGATTGGTTCGGAGCTGGAAGCGACCGTATTGCGTCTGTTGAGCGTGAAGTATCGGAAGGCAACAAGATGCTGGAGGTGCTGCGTAGTCAAGCGAGAGAATTAGAGCGGGCAACCTCAGAGACAACGCTCGCAAACAAAGAACTCGCAAAGAAGAATGCACTGCTGGACAAGTCAGATGATTATCTGAAAACACTGCGAGAAGAAATTGAGTTGCTCCGAGTCGGAAAGGATGAACAGATTTCGATTCTGGCGTTGCGCAATGCGATTGGTGACGCTGCACAAGAGGAAGCCAAAGCATTGCTATTGGAAAAGCAGACGATCCAGGAACGCGAGGCAGCAAACCAAAAAGCTATCCAGGAACAAGAGTCTATAACCAAAGGATCGGAAAGCTATGTAAAATCGTTACGAGATCAACTTGAACTGCTGAAGGCGACCGATGCGGAGAAAGCTGGCGTGCAGGCAGGGCAGAAAGCCGTCGGCGGTGATGTTGCAACGGCCACAGGACTATTGAAAGAGATTGAAGCAATTACGTCTCTTGCAGAGTTTGAGAAGATGCGAGAAGCGGAACTGCAAAAGATCCAAGGAGAGAAGGAAGCCGATGCAAAGCGACTTGCCGACCTAAAGCAATCTGAGCTAGACAGACTAGCGGAAGAGATGATTTTGCTGAAGCAAGGAGCGGAAGCCGCAAAAGCGTTCAAGCTGCAGAAGCAAGGACTTAGCGAAGCGGATGCCAAGTCAATCGCCCGTCAGGAGGCTGAACTAGAGAAGCTTAAAGAAGCCAAGAAGCCCGGCGCAAATATCAAGCAAGATATTCCAGAGTTGAAAGCCTTTGAATCTCGCCTACTTACTCGTGGCGGAAGTGGTGAAGATCCGGCAAAGGCGACTGCACGCAATACGCTCGACATGTACAAAGAGATGCAAATCCTGAATAGACGATTTGCTGAAGAACGCAAACAACTGCTTAGCGTCAAGGTGGTAAAGAAATGACGATAAGTAATGTGATTGAAGCATGGAGCAGCCGCACTAGTAGCGATGAATCCGAGGACGGTCAAAAGTTCCGATTCAACGTTTCTACTGGCTATCAGGTTATCCACACCTACGACACCGAAGAAACCGAGATACTTTCGGACTATCGTGTACCGCAGTTGGGTGATACTTACAAAGACACCTACGCGATCCTAAAGCGTCGAAACGTTAGCAAGGTTGGTCAGCTACTTTCTATCGTTGCGTGCGAGTATAGCGGAGAAACTGGTCCAGACGGTCCAACAGACAACCCATTGAACGCTGCTGTTGAATACAACTGGACGAGCGCCAAATCTACCGAATCAATCGACGTGGACGTGTACGGCTATCCGATTGTCACGGCCAACGGTGAAGAGATAAACGGCGTTACGATGGATTTCTGCGATAGCGTCCTGAACTTCAAGAAGAACTTTGCGGTATTCACCAATTCGACCAAGCAGGCTTATTTGCATTCAGTCAACGTCGATCCAATCATCATCGATGACGATTTGTTTTTGCCTGGAACTGGAAAGATGATAACGCTCGACATAAAGCCGATGAAACTTGGCGATTTCAAGTACAAAGAGGTTACGGGCTCTATTCAGTTTCGTTATCCGTACAACACGACACCAGCGCTTGCATGGGCTAGTCGAGTTCGGCACGAAGGTAACTATGAACGGCTCGGACCTGTTGTGAGCTTTAGCGGAGGCGGCGGAACTGGAGCGGAGGCCGTTGCGTTCTCAAACGCATCGGGAGCTTTAACGGGAATATTTGTTACTAGATTCGGAAGCGGGTACACCAGTAACCCAACTGTGAGTGTGTCTATAGGATCAGGCGAAACATTTACCGTGACTCGCGGCGGATACAACGGCGACGAAGTTCGAACAGTTGCGGTGACTGCTGGTGGGACAGGCTACAAGGTTCGCGTCGTTAGAGCTTGCGATTCAAACGGAGAACCAACCGTAAAACCAGTTCTTTTATCGTCAACTGGGTTCAGAACCACTGCTGATTCAGCAACTTGGCTAAGCGTTCAGAAATACGCTCCACTCCCGTACTCAATTTTGGGGATAGCATAAATGGCAAACGAAATATCAGCTACTGCGGGACTGAGAGTCAAGAACGGCAATTCTTACTTTCAGCAACCAGCCAATTCAATATCGATTACGCAATCTGCAATCGGTGGGCCGTCGCCTGGCGCAATCAGTGTAGGAACGTCTGAAACTTCGACAGCGTTTCCGATACTAACAACTGAAGGGTGGCTGTACTTGCAAAACAATGATGCAACCAACTATGTGCAGTGGGGATTCTCGACTGGCGTGTACGGTGGTCGATTAAAGGCCGGTGAATTTGCTTTGTTTCGCATGGAGCCAGGATTGACTTTGTATTTGAAGGCCAATACTGCGGCCTGCAATGTTCTAGTCGCGGGGTTTGAGAACTAGTGAAAGAAGAGCTAGTAACATTTGATGAGCCAACTGCCATCGACGTTTTGGAGACAATCCAAGCGATCAAGGATAGCCGTTTGCTTGAACCGAATGTAAACAGCGAACGACCGGAACAACTCCGCAACAGGACAGTCTACAACACGCCTGCACCAACCTACGTCTACAACGACAGCGGTTTAGCTATTCCGGCGTATGGTCTAATGCAGATGACGACCACGCTAGACGAGGATGGCAGGAACTACGTCAAGGTTAAACAGCCAATTGACAGCACGTTGTTGCGTTGTCCTTTGCTTGTAAATAGTGGCAATGAGATCGCGATCGGTGGCTATGGTGTCGCTCAATCCGGTCCAGTCTTCCGCCTTCTTCACGATGGCGCATTTAGCTACGTTGCAGGCGACCGACTTGGAGCCAAGACAGGCACGTTTACCGCAACTTATGGGGCTTTATATTCGGTGATTGGTGCGGATGCAATCGACACCAATATTGTTCGGGTAATGTTTGATACAAGTGCATTTAAGGGCAAGACAACAGCATCCCCGCTAGTAGTTGGAACTCCTGGTTATGTTTATTTTCGAGAGGCTGCTGGAACATTGACAAGCCGATTATACCTAGCAGAAACGGACGTTTCCGACATTGCAGCAAACACAGATGTTAGATTAGATCCGATGTATGGTCGTCTTGTTGCAACAAAGGTGTGTTGATGGGTAGTACACCTTGTTGCTGCGGCAATCCATGCGTTGATGCTACTACCTTGCCTGTTACGCTAACAGCCGGATCGGGTGCGTATGCTGTTTCAGTTGCTGCGGCTGAATGGTCTAATGTTTTAAACGCTGGAGTCCTGCTTCCTTGCTGTTGGGGTGTTCAAAAGCAGTTTGGAACGTTTCCGTTTTTTTTTCCAGAATACAATGGCTATGAGTACAAATGCTCTAGTGCATATGGATTTTCCGGCTCCGCAGATAAAATCTTAGTCTCGATTCGCTGGAAGGCTTATACATCCTTTGCGCTTACGAAACAGACTTGTAAGTGCGATGCACAGCCTACAGCCGTTTCGCAGTACGTTTTAACGGCTAGAGAAACTTACGCGATCTGGGCAGGTGTTTATGTAAACTTCGGAACATGCGCCTTATTTGCCTACGATTTGTCACTTAGCCGAACATCGCGACCGTCGAATTTTCTTTCGACTACGCAGACAATTGTCAGACGCACATACTTTACGTCAGCAATTACAGCGTCGTATTTGCTTACTCCAACAAGTCTGGCGGTGTGCGATGATACATGCCCAGACGAATCATTCGCTGAGAACTCGCTGACTGTAACATCTACAGTCTCTGGCGTTTCTAGATCAATAACGTGGGACGACACGAGCGACTGGACAATCAATTTAACCTATTAGGGCTACTAACATGGCAGCAGTAACAGCAGCAACAGATATACGAATCAATTCATCATCTGCGGTCGGGACAGAGATTGTGCAATACGGTGCGACCGTAGCGTTTGGGCAACCGTTGTATCTCGACACTGGAACAAACACATACAAGCTTGCTGATTCAAATAACACGGTAGTCGAGGCTCAGCTCGCTTGTATCGCAATAACTCCAGGCGTTGCTGGCGGATACGGTCTAATCGCGCGCACTGGTCTTGTTACTTATACAGGAACAACTTTTGTCGTAGGCCGAAGCTACTTTGTAGGGCAAACAGCAGGATCAATTATTCCAAGTGCTGACTTAACTACTGGCGATTGGGTGCAGCGTATTGGCACAGCGGTCGCATCTGACACCTTGAAACTATCTATTGAAGTGGTGGGAATTCAGCACGCATGATAACTTGGATGGTAACAAAAAACGGTCCAGAGTCACCATCGCAACTTAGCATATTCCATACACTTTGGGCCGAGTTGCATTCGAAAGAAGATCCGACGCCGGAATGGTTCGAAGATTGGTTATCACGAGTCCCTAACTTTGGTTGCTCGTGCCAAAAGAGCTTCCGCGAATACGTCAAGGAAAACCCTCCACGCTACGACGACTTTTACAATTGGTCAGTCGAGGCTCATAATTGGGTGAACGTAAAAAGGGGCGTAGCTATTTGGACTGATGGCGGATAAACCAGCCGCACTCAATCCGCTCGGACAATATTTGTCTGACCTTTATCAGTCAATACAACCAGCACTCGCATTTCTGGATCTCCGTCGGGCTGCATGCATGGCTGTCCTGACTGAGTTACGATCTCCTTTTTCGTTTGGATCGTGTAAGTTTCTCCGCTAATCAATTGGATGGTTTCAGTTTTCTCACGGAAGCTTACTCCAATAATCAATCCGCTGTCTGGATGTATGTATCTCATTCGCTAGTTTCTGCTTTCTGATCCGACGCTTCGGATTTAATTTTTCGAATCTCTTCGGCAAGCTCACGTTCTCTTTTGCTATGCTCTCTGGACGGCCAAGCAGCGCTGTCTGGTATGCAACCTTCTGGAATTGGCGCACATAGCTCGACTATGATGTCAATTGTGTATTCCTCGTTTTCGTCAAAGTCAGACGCAAAACCCCAAATTCGTTGCACGACTTTTGCATTAATGCTGTCATCTGCTTCCTGGTCTGGTTCTGCATACCATAGCGTTAGGGTGTCCCCTACCGCTGGAATGTAACCATTTGGAACCCAAAATCCCCACTGGGATCTCCTCCCAAAAGCCTTTCCCTCGCATATGTTTAGAAATATCATAATTTAGGTTCTGCTCTCTGCTCCGCCGCTTTATCTGCCAAGTCTGCTAGCGCACGATCAACGCTGATCCTGCTATTCCAGCCCTTAACGATGTACGCCATCGCCTGCTTACGGTCCTGTCCACGCTGGCACCAAGGCCCCATAGCCTCGCATTCGTCGTTGTCGCACTCCACAACACGTGGGAAGTCGTGATCTGTGTTGTAGTCGATGTGCGCTGTCGAGCCGCAAAACGGGCAAGGTAGCAGTTCAGGATGGTCCATTAGTTTCTGCCTCATCATCCGCAATTATCGTCAGTACCACATGCCCTAGTTGTGTGGAGTGCTTTATCGCCCCGACAACCCCAATCAGCAGGTCGCTTTTGAACTTGTCGAGTAGTTTTACATTCTGTCCGTCCTCGTGGCTTATCACCACTTTATCCGTGAATTCGTTTATCAGCGACTTGATTCGCTTTCCGCCAACCGTAGCGTAGTCTCGAAAAATGGAATCGGGTTTGACTACTGGCATTCTTTGCTCCTAGGTTCTGTCGCTTCGTCCGCATCTACCCATTTTGCATCCGGCAACGGATCGCCAGCAAGCACTTCTTTTGCAAACTCTTCCATCTCGGCATCGGTGGGGTCTGACATCGGAGCCGCCGTCACAGCTTCTCGCATCAACTCCCGCAGTTCTGATATTTGGTTTTCCAAATGCTTCAATCGGCTCAGTGCGATTTCCCTCACTGACTCGTATTGCAACGCTGCAACAACCTCTTTTCGGTCGAGCTGGTCGTACTTCATCGTCAGCCAATTCGCGAATTGCCCAAGTCCATTATTCATGTAGAGTTGAAAATGAGCTCTTGCAAAATGCTCGTCGCGGTTTTCTTTAGTCAGCATGGTCTTTGCTTTCGGTCGTCGCAGCCGCCGCTACCTTGAAGAACTTCTGTAGGTACTCAACCGCTTTCAATTCG